TAGTTTTTCCCGTGCATCTTCAAGCATTACCTCTATTTTTTCTAGTGCAGACACTAGTTCCGTTTTACGAGTTTCTTTTTTGCTGATCATGTCTTCACGAAATTCTATAGGCAATCCGTGTTTACATACAGGACACTCTTCATTTTCTGTATAGAATTCCTTTTCTTCTTGAACTTTTTTCATGCCGCCCTGCATCTGTTTACGGAGTGCGCTCATCTGTGAAATAGAGTCTCGTTGCTTGTCTACAGATGCCACGCTTTCCACTAATTCAACAATCTCGCTTTGTAATTTTGCTTTTCGTTCAAGCATATCAGTAAGTACGGTTTGCTCCTCGCCAAGACACTTACGATACGACTCCAAATGACTATCAGACTTCTCTTCAATCTTGGTGATCATGTCTACTTTGTTTTCAATTTTTATTTTAAGAGTGGAAATCTGTTTTTCTACTCCCCCCAATTCTTCTTTAGTTAAAGAAATTCTAGTTTTTAGTATTTCGTTCATTTTTGAAAACACATCAATATCCAATAGATTTTCCACAATATTTCGTCTGTCCGCAGCAGGAAGCCACATAAACGGCACGTAGTTTGTAGAACCAAGAATGACTACTTGACAAAATGTCTTGTAATTCATTTTTAGTATATGACCTTCAAGAATTGCTTGATAATCTTTTACATTTGCCATCTGTGGAATTTCTGTGCCGTCTTTTTCAATAATGAACACTTTTGGAAACAGTCCACGAGTAATCTTAAACTTGCTATTGTTAGAAGTAAACTCAATCTCTACCAAGCAGTCTTTTCCGTTTATAGAGTTTACAAGTTGAGGCAAATTAATATTACGGAATGGTTTGCCGTATAACACAAAAGTTAGAGCATCCAACATCGTAGTCTTACCAGCACCATTATCACCACAAATAAGAGTGGTGTAGTGTTTGTCTAATTGAATTTCCGTAAAATAATTGCCTGTACTAAGCAGGTTTTTCCAACGGATTTTATTGAATATAATCATGACTTTATGTTCTCATTTGCGATGCACTCCGTGTACAGATCGCGCACAAGACTTTTCAAACGGGTTGAATCAGATAGATTTTGTATGCTTTCAATCTCTTTGTTTATGATAGAGATTGTGTCTTCACTCAAATCTACGGGATCGCTGTCCCCGCTCCCGCTTTTCTCCTCTTGCTGAAAGTTTTCAATAATAATAACACCGTGTGGAGCAGTTGCGTATATGGAGTCTACAAACTTTTCAAAAAGATACGGTTTGGTTTTTTGTTCCACTATTATACGAACAAACTTGCCGTGAGTTCTGTCTTCATCCACTGTAATGTTTGAAGACTCGCTTGTGTCTTTGTCGTTGTATCGAATCTGCGTAAAAATAGTGTGTGTATTCTTTACAAACTCCATTTCACGAGTTTCGGTGTCAAAGATATGAAAACCTTTTTTTTCTCCGTAATCGTTCATGGTAATTTGATACGGGCATCCCAAATAGTGGATGTTGTTATTGGAGTGCCGTGTATGGAAGTGTCCTGTGTACACAGCAGAGAACCGTTTAAACAGGTCTGCGTTCATGCCGCCTTCAAATATGGTTCCGCGAAATACCTCATATCCGTTCAGTTCCAGATGACCGAACAGAATTTCTGCCGGAGTATCTGCGATAAACTTTAGAGATTCTGCTTCATTCTCTTTGTTTATCCACGGCAACATGGCAACAGGCAAACTATCAAATTCAACTACTGTGGGTTTGTTGTACACTACAAATTTATCAGAAAATAATTCTTGCAGCGAATTCACCTCGCTCTTGTTCTTAAAGAAGATGTCGTGGTTACCAAGAATACAGTGCATGGTTACACCGTATTCCTCAAGTTTCTGTACAAACCCACTACGCACGGCATTCAGTGTTAAAAAGTTCACGAACTTTCGACGGTCAAGAAAATCACCCATGTGAATAATGGTATTGATTCCCTCTGCTGCAATACGCGGAAAGAACACTCGGTCAAAGAACCGCATGAAGTGTTCCATGAATATAGGAGAATCGTTACGCGCACCGAAATGCGTGTCCGTTACGACTGCAATCTTCACTTATTTTCCTTTCTTTGCAGAGTTTGCCTTGTGGTTTACCGATTTTTTAGACTTGGATTTGCTTGCTTTTTTGGGTTTTATTTTTACAGAATCTTCGGTTTCACCACTTTTTTTATTAAACTTTTCTATGTCGGTTTCTGTTAAAAATGTAGGTAACGGTTCAAAGTTGCTGCCAACATTTAGGTAGTTTTCTCGGAACCATTTTTTTAGTTGGGAGTCTTCTTCACTCATCTCAATCTGTTTAAGTTTAATATACGCCTGCTTTTTTTCTTTCTGTATACGACGAAGAAAAGCGTAATAGATTATTTGGGTAAAATAAGAAAACGGATTTTTAGATTTCAACGGATCAAAATTGTATGCGTACAGCAGACAGTTTTCGATTCCATCAGAAATCATTTCATCACGATACGGGTAGTTAATAAAATTGGGTTTACGGGACAGGTTCTCTGCAATTTTCATAAAGCATTCGCCAATATATTCAGTAACAGGGGGGTGTGGTGTCCCACCTTTGTCTGCTGCATTCACTAAAATTTTCCAATCCCGCATTACATCAAAAAACTTCTGATTATCAATGTAGTGTTCAGTATTCTTACTCTTCTTTTTTGTCATAATAATTTTCTTTCATGTATTATACTACCAATGATCCAACTAGTTGTCAATCACTTTCTTCTTTTTTTGGTGGATCTTCGTCTGGTAAAAAGTCTTTTATGTACGGCGACCAATCGTCAATACTATTGCCGTAATCGGGATTCTTTTTACGATCTTCTGTTGGTTCGTTCCATTTTTCTTTTGTAATCTTTTTTTGTTTATTGTTTTTCTTCTTTTTGGGCGCGTGCGGCGCATCAATATTCATCATGTCTTCAATAAATTCTGTATTAATAAAATCTCCAATACAGTCTTTTAGATATTCAATCACTCCACTCTCAATCCAACTGTTCATTATTTCTTTAGATATTAAGATAGAAAACAGTATACCGTCAGGAGTTTGTGGTTTTGGTATTTGTGGCGGCATAAACGGAGGAAACGAAGGAAACAGAGGATCCCCTAGAGATTCTAGTTTTTGCTTGTCTCTCATTGTGTCTCCTGTTGCGCCTTCTGCTGCTAATTGCTTCAGCATTTCTTCTAGTTTTTTGTCCATCTCCTTTGCCATTTTTTGCAGTTCTGCTTCATTTGCTTGAATGGGAAAAGAACGAGAATCACTAGAAGAGTTACCAGAATTTTTATCGTCTATTTCAGTTTGTCTGCTGTACAGACTAATCATGTCAGGATCGGGTGGTAACTGCGCCACAATAAAATCAAGCGGAATACTAACTTCGGTGTCCGCAGAACTACCAAGCCAATCAGAGAAGAACACTACATGACGCTTTGAACCACTATACGAATCAGTATGGATATTGTTCATTATTAGCATTGGGCGGAAAAGTTTAATCTTGCCTCTAGACTTGCCTGACACCTTTGCAATAATTTCTTCTCCACTACGAAGTTTAAACACTTTGAGAGTAGAAATTTTAGATTTTCTCATGTATCTTCTCCTAACTGTATTTTGACTAATTTATGCTCAAACCCCTCAGCTTTGTATAGTTTTATGCGCTCGTTCATGTGTCGGAGAGTGTGATTTTTCCAACTTTTCCATGAAAGATCGTCTCCGATATCGTAAAGTCGTGCCACTGTTTTATCTTTTGAGACACGTAATTGTCTCCCAATGCTTTGTAAAACACGAATGCGAGATTTTGACGGTGAAGCAAACACAATGTTATGGAGGCGACGAATAGACACACCAGTACTAAATGTTCCGTATGATGCAACAATAATGGCGTTAGATTCTGATTCAACAATCTTACGAATCTCCTCTCTGTCTGCTGCATCTGTACCACCATGCACAAAAAATACTTTGCGGTCAGAAGAAACAGAAGTCTTCACAAGAGTATTTAGGATTTTCCCGTGATCCTCCACGAACTGAAACAGCACAAGAGAGTTTCCTTTTAGTCGTTCACACATTTTTGCAATAAATGTGTTTCTCCTTTTAGACGAAATAATCCACTTTATTTCGTCTTGATATTTTGCTCGTTTAATTGCCTCGCGGTCAATATCAGGATACGACAGGAGCAAACAATCAATTTTCAAATCACTAAGTATCTTTTTTTCCATTAGTGATTTAGTTTTCGTAACCTCATATGTTTTGCCAAAAAGGCCTTCAAGAACCAGTTTGTGTGTGTTTGTACCGTCCAGTGTTCCGGTGGTTCC